CCCAAGGCATTTGCATCTTCTATTGGCGGGACAAGCGGAACATACGGAGTGTCTTGGAACTTCGGCCAACGCCCCTTCGCCTACACCGCCCCCAGCGGCTTCAAAGCCCTCTGCACGGCAAACCTGCCCGCCCCCACGGTTGAAGACGGCAGCACCGTAATGGACGTGGTGACTTATACGGGCACTGGTGGAAGCCAAACACTCACCACGTCTGGTGGCTTTAGCCCAGATCTTGTATGGATTAAACAACGCAGCAGTCCTGCCAGAAACCACAACCTTTATGACGTTCAACGTGGAACGAATGTCTCGCTAAGCTCAAATACAACTGATGGCGACGATTCATCTCAGACAGACACTTTAACTTCATTTAACTCTGACGGATTCACGCTGGGAGGAAGTGTTCGTACCAATGGGTCGGCACTGAGCTACGCCGCCTGGACCTGGGACGCCGGAAGCTCCACCGTCACGAACACACAAGGCTCCATCTCTAGTCAGGTGAGGGCTAATGCAAGTGCGGGGTTCAGCGTGGTTACATATACGGGGAACGGAACAAATCCGTCGACAGTTGGTCACGGGTTAGGCGTTGCACCTGTTTTCATTATTCATAAATGCAGAAGCACTGCCGTTAACTGGTTCGTCTATCACGGCTCCGCAGGCACTGGTGCATTTGAAGGTCTCAACACAACTGCGGCTTACAGCAGTGGATCAGGAGCCTTTGGCAACACTGCGCCCACATCTACAGTATTCACAACAGGTGGCGATACAAATACAAATGGGCGGACTTACGTTAACTACTGCTTCGCCCCAGTAGCCGGGTACAGCGCGTTCGGCAGCTACACCGGCAACGGCAGTACAAATGGTCCGTTTGTGTATACCGGGTTTAGACCGAGGTTTTTGCTAGTTCGAAGAGCAGATACTTCTCCGATGAATTGGTATGTCTTGGATTCTCAGCGTAGTACATACAACGATACAGCAGATTATTTAATACCTAATTTGACTAATCAAGAAGCTGATAACGGCACATTTGTTGACTTTCTTTCTAATGGTTTCAAGGTTAGAGATGGTGGAGGCAGCACTAATGCTGGAACAATGGTATATGCAGCCTTCGCCGAACATCCATTCCAATACGCCCGCGCACGCTAATTACAATTAATAACTATGTACACTCTTAACGGAAAAACTTTGCGCCTTGATACGGCGTTTACAACTGAAGATGGACGTCAGTTTCCACGTAATTGGCTGCGTTTGAGCACTAAGGCAGAGCGTGATGCTCTTGGAATCGTGGAGACTCCTGACGTCGTTGAGCCTAGCTATGACCAACGTTTCTATTGGGGTCCCAATCTTCCAAAAGATCACGCTCAACTGATTGAACAGTGGGTTGGTCAAGTAAAGCAAACTGCTGGTTCACTCCTTGCTCAAACTGATTGGTACATCACCCGTCACGCTGAAACTGGTACAGCTATTCCTCAAAGTGTTCTTGATAGGCGCTCTTTGATTCGAGCTATGAGTAACGACAAAGAAGCCTTCTTGAATCTTACGACTGACACTGACATGCTTGCTCAGTATGTAGTCAGTACTGAGTTTAATAATTGGGAAAGTGGCTCCTCTATTCCAGGAGCTTTGTCAGACACCCCTGTGAGCGTCTCTGACACCGATGTAATTGACTTTGGATCAGCTGGTACCACAATCACCGGCAGCGGCCTCCATGGCGGCTCTGGTGAGGACATTCTCACCCTTTAATTATCATGATTACTATTCTTGGCATTAAAGTCTCTTATGAGGCTCTTCTTTTCTTTGGACTGTTTCTTGGTTCTGAAATCATTGGAGCTACTAAACTAAAGTCTAACGGTATTGTTCAACTGCTTATTGGTGGTATTAACGCTTTGAAACCTCTTCGTACAGAAGATGACAAGCTTCAAAAGATCAAAGATACCCTTAAATAATCATCATGGTACTGCTTAGCGTAAGGCAGTACTACCCACAAACAGATAGTGCAACAGGTCACGGAGATCGGATGTGCTTTAGCTCTACTTGTGCTATGGCAATTAAGTATCTCCGTCCTGATGCGCTTAAAGGTAGTAATGCAGATGATGATTATCTGAGGACCGTCCTCAAATACGGTGATACAACTGAATACACCGCCCATCTTAAAGCTTGTAAGCAGTACGGAGTCCTTGCTACTTTTTCCCAAAAAGGTACAAAAGATACTCTTCTCAATGAACTTAACTGTGGTTTTCCCGTAGCAACAGGGATTCTACACAAAGGGCACGTCTCTAACCCAAGAGGTGGTGGTCATTGGATGCTTCTTATTGGTGAAGAAGAAGGTAAAGGCATCTTTCATGATCCATATGGTGAAATGGATAACGTCAACGGTGGTTATGTAACCATCGGTAAAGGCGGAAAAGATGTACGTTACAGCTGGAAGAACTGGTTACCACGCTGGGAAGTAGAAGGTAGTGGTTCTGGTTGGTACATGACCTTTCGTCCTATGCAGCAATCATGATTGAAGCGTTACTTTCGGCTGCTGTAGCACTAACTGCTGGTGTTGCAGCAGTAACAAACAGAATACATTCCCGTATTAACCGTGTTCATGAACGTATTAATGGCTTAGATCAACGTATTGATACGTTTGAAGTTCGAGTTGTTAGTAATTACGTTGCTAAAGTTGACTTTGAACGGGCGTTGAACAAGATTGACATGGGTATGAACCGTTTAGATGAAAAACTAGATCGTATTTTAATGCGACACGACTAATATGACTTATCAACTTATTGACACCTTTACTGGTAATGTGCTTGGTACCTATGAAACCGAAGCAGAAGCCCGCAAATTTGAACAACGATTGGTACATGAGTTCAATGAAACTCGGTATGAAATTGTAGCACCCAAACCTAAAACTAGTAAAAAAGAAACTGCTGTTATTGAGGAAGCAGATGGCCAAGAAGAAAGCAACTGAAGATCAGTTTAACGAGCTTCATAATCTTGTTACCTCTGAATTTCTTGCACGTATTAAATCTGGTGAAGCCACTACACAAGACCTTAAGGCAGCGTGTGACTGGCTAGCCAAGAATGACATTAGTGGAGTTGCTACTGAAGGTAACTCCCTTGATAAGTTGGCTGCAATTATGCCAACAGTTGATCCGTCACTTGTTCAACGGAGGTTGTATGGCTCGAAAGTCTGAATACAGCGGTCCGAAGTACGCTAACGGTAACTATAAGTCATATCAAAAGAAATATGACTCTAGTCAACTACAAATTAAAAAGCGTACTGAGCTTAACAAGGAAAATAGAAAGCGTGGAACCTACGGGAACGGTGATGGAAAGGATGTATCCCATAAAAAGGATGGATCTACAACCCTTGAAATTGCTTCTAAAAACAGAGCCCGTAAAGGCAAAAAAGCATGACCCCGCTTTTCCCAAGTCCTGAACACTACCTGCAAAACCTAATAACAATGACAAGTCCCGAAGCAAAGCGTCTTTGGAGACGCGCTATTAAAGAGCACTTCAATTGTCAATGTGTCTATTGTGGAGAAACTTATGAACTACATGAACTTACTCTTGATCACGTTATACCTCGTTTTAATGGAGGACAAACTATTACAAGAAACTTGGTTCCATCCTGCAGGAAATGTAATCAGAACAAAGGAACGAATAACTGGCTCACGTGGATGAGACAGACATTTGGGCATACGCCTAGAGAACATCTTATTTTATCGCATATTAAGTAATGGATAAAGAGCAAAAAGTAGCATACGAAATTATTCGCCAACGTATTGTTAATGAGATTGATAAACTTGAGTCCCTAGGTAAAGATGCTAGTGCCAGTACGTTGAAAAAATGGCGTCGTTACGGTGCTGCTTTTTCTTGGGATCCTACTGTTTACCCTGAGCTATTAGATAAACCAACTGCGTCTGATAAGGAGTTATTAAAACTTCTTAGAGGCACAGAACAGCGTTTTATGAAAAAGTGGCAAGCTGTAGAAGGTATCCCTCTTCATCACATTATTGCTAATAGGACAGGTGGAGATCTTGGTCTTCGCCTTCCTGTAGATGTTTGGGAAGAGGTAAAGGCACGAGTTTTTGATGCAACAGGTGCTAGACCTGGTAACAGTCAAGCTAACCTTAACGCTGCTAGCCAATTTGATGAAAGGTCTCACCTTGGGAGATACGGTGCTAAAGGTACTGTGTTTGATCCCGAGTTGGGATTAGGTGAAGCACCTGATCCTACTCAAAGCCCTATTCTTCACGGAGCAGGTACTAAAGAATTTGGTACTCGTTTGGGTAAAGATCCTGTAATTCTTCAAAGTACACCAGCTGAAATTTCGAAAGCTTTGATTCCCGAAGTTACTAAACAGCAGGAAATTTATAAAGCAGTTTCGGAATCTCCTACAACCCTGGCACAACGTCAAGTATTTACTCAAGCAGGACTTGGTGCAGCTTTTGATCCGTCTACTCCTATTGAGCAGATGGAAGATATTAAAACACGGGCAGCAGCTTTAGGACTTCCTGAACAGTTTGCCTCATCTTGGCAAGTTAAACCAAAGTTTGTCGGCGGTAACGCTGTTCTTAATGCACTCCCATTTCTTGGTCTTGGTACTGCTGTTGTAACTGCTGGTCAACAAGCTATGGCAGGTCAACGTAAAGCTGCAGCAGCTACATTAGCAGAAGGTGTTGCTGGTGAAGTACCTATTGTTGGTGACATTGTTCAATCGGAAGCTGTAGCTGGTGGTACGTTTGCTGATGTTCAACGTAGAACTCAAGAAGGTATCCGTGCTAAACAACTACAACAACGTGCTGCACAAGCTCGTCAACGTGGCGGTAAACTTAAGTTTGGTCTTGGTGGTGTTAAAATTACCTTGCCTGAATTTGGTCTATCAGAATTGATGGGTTTAAACTGACCCCTACAAGCCCCGCTAACACCCTTCCACCCCCTTACACGCTAGATTGTACCTATGACCACTTTAGAGCTCCTTAGAGACGATTTTAAGCTATTCCTACAAGCATTGTGGAATGAGCTTGATCTACCAAATCCAACTCGTGCTCAATATGCAATTGCCGACTATCTACAACACGGTCCTAAACGTCTACAGATTCAGGCTTTTCGAGGAGTTGGTAAATCTTGGATTACTGGTGCTTTTGTCCTTTGGACTCTCTTTAAAGACAATGAAAAGAAGATTATGATTATCTCCGCTTCAAAAGAGCGTGCA